CGAATGTTACCGTGCGAGGAACACGGTCCTCAGTTATAACAGTTAATTCTGCAAAATTATCCTTATCCGCAAAATCACTGCATCCGCATTTCCGGAATTGGCAGCCCCGCACGCCGCGCGGTCGATTTTTGTAGGGCGACGATGCACAGCCCCCGCAGCCATATATGCATTTTGCGCACTGGCAGACTTCGCAGTAAAATCCCGTCTTGGGTACCTCCTCAGATCGCCCGGTCCGCTTCGCGCGGATCGTCTAAGCCCAGAGCTTTCCACAATTTTGCACAGGCCTTGTCATAATTAATAATTGACTCCAAGAGGTCCTTTTGCACATACTGATTTTTTATGACACAGTTGTCCGGTCCGATAGGTTTGCGCTTATCTTTTGTAACGATCCAACTACCGACGCCATAGCCGTGGTCCAATGCCCAGTAGTAAAAATCGCCAAAGCATGTCCATTCGTTGTTCGGGCCTTTATATCCTTTTCTCCAGTAGTTGTGCAAGGAATCAGGAATACTGGTTTCGGACTTTACAGTTTTTGCCATATGATATCACCTCACCGCGATGATGATACATGCAGCGATAGCGACACCTAGCAAGCAGCTTACCAAAATTTGATTGATAAGCTCCGCGCGACTGATTTTGCGGCTCAAATCTGTGTGGTGCAGCACATGCCACATGGCTACTTGTTCCTGCCGGGTGACGGATACTGGCACGCTGCTGGAGATCGGATCTTTCACCCACACGCTTTCAATGCGTTCGTAAAGTCCCCTTAAAATTCGGTAGTTTTTTTTCAATTTTGATTTCCTCCTTCATTTGAGTCTTGTGTTTTTGCTCCGTGGAACACCACGATCATAGACGGGAAGGGCGCGGACGGGTAAACTGTGCCGTCAGAGTCCGTAAACTTCAATCGTCCACGGATAAATTGAATTTCCGCTTTCTCGAGTATGAAGTCATGAAAATACCGTGTATCGGTACGCGCTGGAATCAGCAATACCACTGTCGTTCCTTTTAAGCTCTCCCGGTACGCCTTTTCCACGAATGCGCCCGTTTGCCGCCCATATGGTGGGTTGCAGAATACTGCGCCATTGCATCCTGCATGCCGCATGCATCTGCGATTTTCAGCAGCCTCCGGCAAATCTCATCACGCACTTGCTCTTCAGTCTCCCGGTCGGCTACGGCAGCAACTTTCTGCAGCAGGTTAGGGATCATGTCCTCCATAAGCCTCATTACGAAATGGACACTGCCGTGCAGATCGTAGTACACTTCTCCGCCGACGTATTTAGCAGTTAGTTTCATAAGGTCATCCATTTTTATTTGCCTCCCGAATGTAATTCTCAAAGTTTTTGTCTCCGGCCATTGCGCGGAGCTTATCCGGCGATATAAAATATCTCCACCGCATTTTGATCCGGACCGCACAACCGATATCCAGTCGGTCTGTTTGCAGTCCCCGTCGTACAAATGTGGGCGATACGCCTAGGCAGCGGGCGGCGTCCTGCACAGATAGGTGGCGTACAGTCTGATCTTTCGCAGGGACCTCGCACAGGGCGCTGACCGGTATGCCCAGTGCTGTAGCCAGTCTATCCAGCGCGGACGCCCCGGGGGAGCAGGTCCCGGCCAGGTACTGGGATATGCCCGGCTGGGACAGCCCCGTCAGCTTAGCAAGCTGCTTCTGCGTCAGGCCTTTGGATTGCATGGCCTGATACAGCGCCGCCGGATTAAGCTTCATCGTATTCTGTTTGGCACGCGTTTTTGCGGTCAAAAATTGCGCGTATTCACGGGCTTTCTGTTCAGCACGCGCTTTTGCGATCAAGGCTTGCGAGTATTTCATGATGTAGTTCAGCGCCCATTCAGGCAGGCCGCTGCACAGGGACTTAATTTGGTCCAGTTGAGTTGTGATATCTCTATCCATTATTCTTCCTCCTCGCGGTTTTCGCGGTTCTCGAATACCTCAGCCACCAATATTTTAATAAGCTCACGAACCAAGGCTGTATCGTGCGAATATACATTGGATTCTGCAGCGCGAATTAACAGTTTCGACATACTGCAAACAAGATCGTCCGTATATTTTGTACCGCGCATATACACCTCGTATAGTTGATTTATGTGCAGTCCACTGTCACCGCCGGCACACTGCAGAATCGCGGGAAAAATCGCGTCCCACAATTGCGCCTTTTTGTCCTGCCGCTGAAGGGCGACTATCAAATCGGTCAGCGCCGCACGGGTGCAGTTCATCTCGTTGGCATATGGGCAGCTGCTGCCCAGCTCTTTGGCCGGTGGGGTCCGCCACTTTCAAGGCGGAGTTTTTGCCGGACCGCTCCACCACCAGCCCGTTGGAAAGCTCCAGGCGGATCCTGGGTGGGATTACAGATCCGTCCCGGGTGGAAAAGCTATGATCATATCCCACCGCATCTTAAGCATCTCCAAGGCATCCACCTGTAGAT